TCTGCTACTGCGTCTTTTAATTCTGTAAATGTACCTAATGCCATTATAGTTTTCCTTTAGTAGTTCGCCACATAGCGTTGGCTGGGTCGTTCATCCATACTTTCATTCTTTCTTGATTTCCCCATATCCCTTCTCGCATCATCTGCTCTACCACAATTAATGGTATTGTTGCTACTTTGTGAGAAAGTGTTGATTCACCTTTGTATTGATTGTTTCTATTGTGGAATTTTTCTTTGCTATTTAATTCTGATAATTTCTTAACTATCTTATCATTTTGTTCGCTAGCAATAGTAATGCTTCCATCTAAATTTGATATTACGTCTGTTTTAATTGGACTTGTCATAAAGTAAACCACCCCAGTTGCCTAGGGTGGGTTATTAGGTTATATTAACCAGTAGTGTATCTAATCTTAGCGTTGGCAGCTTCGTTGCCACATCTTAGACCATACTCAACTAAGAGCATTTTCTTTTCTGAGTCACCTTCTTTTGCGATGTCCACAGTTTGGAAATCACGCAAGTAGTCAACTGACCACATATCGTGGTCTAGGAAGTATACAACGTCCTGATCGCAGAATCTATCCATAATGATGTTATAAGTACCAAAGTCTGATACATATACATCAACTGAGTTTTGGATAGTCATATTGTTATCTGCTACTGAGCGAATTGCATCAGCACGACCTGACATAGCTGTGATTAGTTTCTTGTTAGTTGCACCAAGTAGGATAGTTGACGCTTCACCGCCTTGTGTCCATACTTTTTCCGCAGCTAAAAGAACATCAGCTTCAACCATTGCAGCGTGAGTGCTAGAAGAACCAGCATCTACTACGTTAGTTGTAATCCAATTGGCAGCACCACGAGTCTCACGAGCTGTAGTTGCGTTACCCGCAGCCGCAGCGTTGTCAGCTAGTAGTGAGCCTTCCATATCACGCTTAAGCTCTTTAGAAGCCTTTGCTAGTTGGTGAGCCATTTCTGACTTCTTACCAGCGTTGTTTACTGTTTCGTGTGTACCAGTAACCTCAACAACTTTCTTAGAAATTTGCGTTTGGTTAGTTGCACGAACAGTAGCAGTAGTCGCAGCTGTACCAGCAGCGGCTCCTTCAACGTGGTAGTTATTAATTACAGCAGAAGCAAGTGCCTCTGTCTGCCACTCAAATAGAGTGTTAGACACTGAACCTTTGCCAGTAATACTGGACATAAAGGGAGTATCTGTTGGTGAAATATCATAGATGACATCTGACAAATCCTCACGGATTGCAGTTGCATCGTATGTCTTAAATTGCGTAGGCATTATCCTATCTCCTTAAAGCATATCATAAAAAATAGAAGCGGCATCGTCTTGCTTGCCTGACTTCTGTAACCTTGCACGCTTTTGTTTAATAGCTTCCGCAGCTGTATCTTCTTTAGAATTGCCTCGTCCAGTTTTTTGTACTTTAGGAACAGTCTTAACTGCTTTCTTTTTAGGAGCAACCTTGGTTGTCAGCTTGTCATATTCCATAGCTTTCTTTATGATAAGAACACTACGGTGGTCTGCCAACTGGTTAATCTCTTCTGGTCTGAAACCTACTGATTTAGCGTACTCTTGTACATCTCTTTTAATAGTAGATTCCTGATCGTTCCACTCAGGTAAAGCATCAACTAGTCTACTGTATTCTTGTTGAACAAAGTGTGACCTAGCTTTCTGTGCTTCTTCAGCTTGTTCTTGTTGTATAAGAGCTTGCTGTTGTGCTACGTTTTGTACTTTTTCCTGTGCGTCCCTGTACTCATCTTTCTTTAGCATATACTGATATGGGTCTTCTTGTTTCAAAGCTGTCCAATCTGTATTTTCAAACTGTTGAAGATTGCTAGTCTGTTGCTCTTGCAACATTTGTAAGCCATTAGCGTACATCTGTCTTTCCTGCTCTAGTCGTTGACGCTCAGATTGTATTCCTTCTGTTTGTTTGCGTTGTTCGGCTAGTGCCTGAGACTTACGAGTATAGTCAGCCTGCCTTTGATAACCGTTCTTAAGTTCGTCTATACCAACTTCCAATTCCTCTCCGTCTACCTTTATCGTATACTTTAAGTCTTCTTCAGCTACTACATCATACTCTTCTTCTTCGGCTACCTCTTCTTCGGTTTCTTCTTCAGCTTGTCCTTCTTCGGGGGCTTCTTCTTCTACCTCTTCAGCTTCCTCTATTTCCTCTACCTCTGTCTCGTCTACAGGGGTATCGGTTTCCTCGCTTGCGGTTTGCTCTTCTGAGTCCCACATACTTAGGATTTTATTACTTGCTTCAGCAGTTGTACCTGCATCAGCTCTATTATTATTTACAACTTCTTGGGTGTTCTCTTCAGAATCCATTGGTTACTCCTCACGCTTATTGTTCAAAAAAATCTTGCTCCCTCTCAGCAAGTGTGCCTGTTTCAAGTACCGACTTAATGTGTTGATTTACTAAGTCTAGTGCTTTGATTGTTATATACAATCTGTCTCTTTCCACTTCCTCGGCTACTCTGGTATTTAAAAGATGCTCTATTAAAGCCTCTCTTACTGTGGTTAAAGCCTCTACATATAGAGGATGTTCTAAAATTTGTTTAGCTTGGTCTGCCCTTGCTATCTCTTCTCCCTTTCCCATACTTAACTCCCTATCTTAACTGCTCGCTCTTGCTCCCTTTCTAATACAAGTTCTTGTTGTTTAAGTGCGAGCTCTGCTTTTTTAATCTCAAGTTCTTGTGCTTTAATTTGCATCTCAACTGATGCTTCTTGTGCTTTTAATTCTAAATCTTGCTGTGCAATCTGTGCATCAATCTGCATTTTTTGTTGTTCAAGTTCAGCTTCTTGTTGCATCTTCTGTACTTTAACTTGCAGTTCTTGTTGCTTAAGTTGTGCTTGTTGCATTGCAGCTTGTTCTTCTGGACTAGGTCCTTGTTTCTGTGGAACGTCCTGATCGCCAGGGTCAGTAATAAAGTCATCTACATTCTTCATACCCATAGCTTTTATTTGCTCGGCTACTAAGTTGTATACATTCTTAGGTTTAAGTAACATACCCGCAGCTGGATGTTGTGCAATCATTTGTATTGTTTGCGACAATCTTCCTAAGTGCATAAGGTTCATATCTTTATTACCAAAACCTAAACCAACTTGTGCTACACAATCCATCTTTTCTTTCCACTCGTGTGGCATTAATGTAACCCAGTTGTTGTTTAACTTTACAATTTTCTCAGGCTTTTCATACTTTTGTACGCATTGATACACAGAGTTTGCCAGGTCCTTCATACCTGTTTCAGCAAATATTCTTGCTATCAATTCTATTTTCTGCTGTGCAGCGGTCATTACTTGACCTACGCCTGTAGCAGTTTGGTGCGATTTTAATGCACCATCAGATAGACCCATTGAGTTCTTGCTAACTCCAGTTCGTTCTTCTCTAATGCTGTCTAAATAACCTAGCATATTAAAAGAGTTCTGGTCTAGTTGCGGTGTTCCTAAAGGATTTACCGCACCTGGTGTTCGTACTCTTACGATTCCACCTGGTCTAGAAGTCATTAGGTCATCTAAATTCGCTTGACCTTCTACTACTTCGTATCGCCCATTGTTTGTTAGATACATATTGTCTAACAAGTTACGCATTAGTGTAGTCTTAATTAGTTGAAGGTCGGAGATTAAGTCATAAATACTCAGACCGTAAAACTTATGAGGCATTGGTATAGGTGTAAGGGAGGAGAAGGGAACACTATCCACAGCCTCATTATCTAACAGTTCATCTCCAACCTTCGTTACTTTTCTTAGTTCAGCAATACCATCATTATCATAATCTACTCTTAGATAGCATTCCGTAACCCAGATTCCATCGTCAATATCACCTTCTGGTGAATTGTCTTGTTCGTGTGAAAACCTAGAAAGTCTTTCAGCTTTATAATCGGCTTCATCATTATTGAATGCATTATCAATTTTAGATTTAGGGTAGCCTTGTTGTATTAGCTCTGACTTAGTTCTCTTAACTCTGTGAGCGACAAATCTTGCAGTATCAATTGTCTTTGCATATTTGTCTATCAAAAATTCTTCTGGTGGTACAGCCTCTATACGAACCTGTCCATCATCATATGTTCTATTTACTACAACATCGTGACTAGGGGGTTGTCCTGACTCATTGATGTTTTCTGTATGTTGTTTTACATCTACACCATCATCCATTAATAAAGCAGTGAACTCTTCTTCTGTTAAGTTCTTGTATGTTTCTTTTAATGTTTCACTGGTGTCATCCCAGTAGTGTTTAACAATACCATTCTTTTGCAAGAGAGCATCTTTAAACCATTGGTATAAAATACTAAAGCCAGGGTTCTGCCTCATAATGACATAGTTTACATAGTCCGTAGACTGTTTTGCCATCTCAATATCTTCTGGTCCTTGTGGCTCAAACTGCACTACCTTATCGCCAGAAGTAAATATCTTCATAAGGCTAGGCATAATCCATTCGATTACATCTGCTACATCTCTAGTGACAATCTGAGAACGACCTTCTTGCTCGTTACCATACTTCTTACCGTAGTATCGGTCTAGTGCATCTGAGCGTTGCTCTGTAAGTTTGCCATCTTTATAGCCTAAAGCAGAACTAATCTCTTGCTCTAGGTGAGCAGATAGCTCCCTCTTTGTCATTTTAGCCATATATTATTTACCTTTATTTATCGGGTATTTAGTTTCTTTAGGTGGTGGCGGACTGTTGCTGACTGCCTTCATTATTTCTTTAAGGTCTTTAATGTCTTGTGCCATTTCTAATATTCTATTTTCTAACCACTTGGGATTCATTGGCATATACTTCTCCTATACTATCCAA